TCGAGGCCCATGGTGAGCATCCTGTTTGCTCCGGTGGGATACCAGTAGCGGATCAACGCTTGGTCATGCTGGGTGCCTACGAAGCGGTTCCATGCCTTGTCCACGTTGTTGGCGCGAGCCAGCTTCTTGGCAGCCGCAGTCGCTTCGGGGGTGTCCTCGCCAAAGCAATCCACTTCAGCCAATTCTTCTTCGGCTTCGCGGATTCGCTCATCAATGTGACGGATGAACGCCTGTGACTGCAAATCGCCCATAGTGATGCCGGATTCGCTTCGGTCGATGTTGAACGAGCATTCCTTGATCAGGCGGAGCTCGTCATCGTCGTAATCGCCCTCACCCTCGCCAGCGACAAACTGGTCAAGGTCGATGAACGTCTCAGATTCCTCGCGGTCTCCGAACATGGAGAGGAACTCCTCGTCCTCGTTCATGTAGTCGATCACGTTGCCGTCTTCGTCCTGCACTGCGAGGTCTTTCGAGTCGCAAAGCAGGTGGTAGTCGAGCTGGCTGAGCGTAAGCGGGGCTTCGTATCCCTCGTCGCCCGGTTGCAGGCCGCAGTTGGGGTCGTCCTGCGTCAACTCACCATCAGCGTCGAGCCAATAGCGTGAAGGCGCAATCTTGGGATTCAGCCTCCAACCGACCGTGACGAACCAAGCGCCGCAGTTGGTTGTGACGTAGCTGGGCAGCCACTTCCATTCCTTGCTGACATTTCCCTGTGCGTCGACGTATTCGACTTGTGGGGCCTTCAGGAGCTTGTTGAGGATCTCAACCTCACCGCCCTTCATCGTGAATCCCAAGCGGGCAATGAAGCGCCGGAACGCCTCATTCGGATTCTTGGACAGGATGGGCGGATACGATCCGTGTGGCTTGCCTAGGTCGATCTTGACGCCAGATGGCCCCGTAATCGAGTAGTAGGCAGGCTGGTGGCTCTTGCGTGTCGTGCGCGGCGGCAAGTCGTAGGTGAGGCACAAGTCGGCGTAGGATGCAGGGTCTTGTGTTCTCTCCTGCTCGGTCTTCCATTGCTGGCGGGACTTGATCTGTTCAACCGCGTGGTAGGCGGCAGATAGACGATCCTCCCAGCTTTCCAAGCCTTCCTTGGCCGTGCTGATCATGGCCAGCTCGTCCTTGGGCAACCACTCCGGTTTTGGTCCGAAGTTTTTGCGCAGCATCTTGCGTTGCAGGCGACCAGCGCGAATCAGCAAGGCCTCCTCGTTCACCGGGACGGTGAGGGCGAGTCGCTTCAGTGTTCCGCGCAGCATCGTGCGGGTGGCACGTGCCGCCAACGGCGTGTCCAACGTCAATGGCTCGAAATGGGTCAACATTGGCCCATCCTCCATGAATCGCTCCCTCATGGACGCGATAATCTCATCGGCAGTGATCTGGGTCACTGCGGCCCCTTCCACGTTATTCGTGGCATATGTGCGGACACTTGTTGATGTAGTCATGTTGCACTTCCTTTCAAATGGGACGAATCCCAATCCTAAGCATCCCCAGCCCGAAGGGCTTTGTTGGGACGTATGCTCAGTCTGCAACCCCATAACCCGCAGGCTGTGAGGCTGGCGACTGCCCACTTCTGGCACCCAGTGCCACCCAAGACGCTGCGACGCGTCCTAGGGGTATTGTAGGGCCTGTAAACGGCTATTCTCAGGGTAGCCTTAATCCCATCTCGGTTTGGTTGGTTTAGCCCGGCTAAAGCCCCAGACTGTCGGCTTGACGCGTCGTGCGTCGAAAGTTATTGTGAGAGCCATGTACGATTCCATCCAGCCCCAGAGCGAAGCTCCTCAACCTCAGCGCGAGGTCCTCATGCGCCGTGACCCGAACAAGCGTGTGCCTGATGAGGCGTGGCCCGCTATCCGCTCTATGGTCGAATCTGGTGTTCCTTACCAAGAGCTGGCCGACCGCTTCGGTGTCAAGAAGCACACCATCGTCAAGCGTGCCTCCAAGGAGCGTTGGCTTACCCCACAGCGCATCGCATTGGCCAAGAACGGCAATACCAAGACGGACGATCCCGCCAACCTTGTAGCTGCTTTATGGCATCAACGGGGAGTGGAAACACGGGACATGGTATTTCAGGGAGCGGCTAAAAGTTTGCAACGCTTCTTCGCTCTTTCACCTATCCCACAGTCTTTTGCCGAAGCCTCAACTGCCCTCAAAATGGTCAACGACGCTGTAAACCCCTCAGGCTCAACGGACAAGCAACAGAACGTCTCCATCTCCATCCTCGCCTCCAAAGGCTTCTCCCCCTCTCCCGTCGTCGACGTCTAATACGCTATTACGTACGCCTTTACGTACGCTATCACGCTTTCTTTAGCGCCACAACATTTTTTGCTTGATCTAACGCCTTCTCACTCATTATCCTTGAAGAAGACAATACTCCCTCTTCTTATTGCAGCCTCAAACGTCCCTTACCTTCCTCAGTGAGACGTCTTCCTCTCTCCTCAACAACTCTGTAAGCCCGATTACCCCCTCTAAATACCCCTCTAAAGGCTTGTCTTCGTGATTTATCTGAGACAATCAACGAAAACGTGCATTCGCATCGTACGTGGCGAAGCCCCGCAGGGCCGTAAGAGAGAAGAGTAGCAAGCTCGGTACATGTACCTTGATCGGTACTGAAGATGATGGACGTGATATGACGTACGTGTATGGTACGTCTAATCAATCAACCCGCTCGCTTCGCTCGCTGGCTCGTAGACAGGAAGAGACGCGCGCGTACGTACGTTGGATGTTCCACAATAACTGTTGACGTTGGTCTGTTTGTGTGGAACGCTTGGGCATGGATAAGACCATCTGCCGCAAGTGTGGAGTCAACCCTCGCGTTGAAAACCAGAGATGGTGCAAGCGTTGCCGTGCTGACTGGATGAAGGATAATCGCAAGCTGCCGACAGGCGACCAGCGCGTGAGAGCTAATGCTCGATCATACGCCAAGGTCTATCTGAAGCGTGGCAAGCTGCTCCGTCAGCCGTGCGAGGTGTGTGGTATCCCCGGCGAGGAGATGCACCACGACGACTACAGCAAACCCCTCGACGTTCGGTGGTTCTGCCGCAGGCATCACATGCTGCACCACTATCATTAAACGTAGAGCTTTTCAATCCGGCTAAAGACGACGTCATCACGTCCAGCCACCCGACCGATGAAAGAATCACAGAGACCCAAGCACGCTCCCTCTGGAAAAATTGAGAGCGGCTAAAAGACTGGCCCGGATGGGAAGGAATGCATGCTGGAGCGAGTAGTCACCCCAGAGCTAGGGGCACCGATCCGGTGATGGACCGATGCCCCACGCTCTAGTCTGGCTGAGTCTCGTTTTCTGGACGGAGGAGGTCAGCAAGGGCCTTGTCACGGCGCTCACGGGCCTCGTCCTCCTTAGCGGTGATAATGAGCCAGAGGCAGTGGTTGACCGCGTCAGGGTCCTCGTAGGAGACGTAGCGGCTCATGACGCCACCTCCTGTAAGCTGAGCTGGTAAGAGTGCCTCTTGGCTAGCTCGAAATGGACCAGCTTGCCCTTTGGGGTGATGACGTCTCCCTGTGGTGTGCAGCGTCCTCCCTTGCTGATGAGCCACTGACGAAACGTCTTGGCCCAGTCTTGTGAAAGGATGACCTGATGGTTAACGAGTGTGGTTGCTATTTGTTGTGGTTTCATTGTTGTTGTGCTGACTGGTTGTGGCCAGCGCTGAGCCCCCGAAGACGTAAATCCCCGGAGGCTGTGCGCTAGTCAATCCATCGACTGGCTGACCATCACGCCGTCCACCTCAAGGGTGAACAAGGTCATGGTGCATCCTGAAGGGTCAACGATTTCACTCCATTTAGCGTTGATGTTCATGGCATTGTCCTTTCTACTGTTTTGGTGTGAAGACCGGACGGATCACGGTCTTGTGGGTTGTCGAGCCCACCCGCACAGCGGATGAGGCTGAGGATGGCTAAACCCGCGAGGGCCAGCCAAATGGTGCGGAGGCAGAGCTCCCATATTGTGCAGTTCCAATCATTCATGGTCGTGTATCTACATTGTGAATGCCCGATCTAGGGCGCAATCACCATATCTTCCCATATGGGCTCAGGCTTGGCTCCCACCACCGAAGCAGTGGGAGCGCCCGAGCGAGGGATTAGTGGAACTTGTGAAGGGCACAGCTTCCCGCACACTCGTAATAGCCAGCGTCTGGACCTTCCTTAATCAAGTGGAGGTTTTCGTCACCACACTCGTCGCAGCGCAGTGGCTCAGACTCGGTGTGCCATGCGTTGACCAGCACCTTGGTGGCGATCTTACGGTAGCGGCGCTTGCCGTCCTTGGTGATCTTCCACTCGGTCTCGTAGCGCTCCTCGACTAGCCCCTTGTAGTAGGCTAGCTCAGTGCGCGTGGTCAGGATCACGTCAGCCATAGCCTTGATCTCAGCGTGTGAGCCGATGATCTCGTTCTCAAGACGTGTTATACCAAGCAGTCTCTTAATCAGTGTCTTCATACGTGTGTCTTTCTAGTGCGCTGAGCTCCCCGTCAGCATTCTGGGTTGGGCGGCAAGAGCGCCGCCAAAGGAGCCGGTTTAGCCCGGCTAAAGACACTTCACACGCCTGTCTCCTGACAGGGCTCAGTGGCGACCACCGAGCGGAGGAGACGAGCAGTTTATGGACTTGCTCAGGTCTCCATCTTACATCCGAGAGAGGATGACGATGGCCTCTTCAGTTTCCCGAATCAGCTCCTTCATCGTCTCAAGCTCTCTCATCATTTGCTTTGCCTCGCCCAAGCGCCCGTTGAAGTCACGGGCCTCAATCAGCTTTTTGCAGTATTCGCGACGGAATGTCGTGAGTTCGCTGATAAGCGTAGCTTGGATCTCTTGCTGTGTGGTGCTCATGGTCGTGTGTTGGTTCGTTGTTCAAGCAGTGTGCTACGTAGGTGCAGTCACAGTGCAAGGCTACATGCTGGTGCATGCTGTCACACGATCAGAGGCTCTACAGCTCTCAGGAGGGGACCGGGACGGGTGTCTCCTCGAACCCAGTCTCACTCACAGGGAAGCGAATGACTGGAAGGCAACCCCGTGTTTAAATTAAAAAACTCTCCTCAAAAAAGGAAAAGAGGGTGATCTTTAGTCGGGCTAAAAGAAAGGGGTTGACGGTGATGTTGGAATGGGTATGGTGTGGCCGTGCGCAACGCTTCGTCACTATCTAGCTTGTATTTACTCAGTTTGCTGAGTGGGGTTGCTGTGTAGTGTAGAGGAAGAAGCGCAAGAAGCAGGAGCCCCGTTCGATTTGATCGTTCGGGGTTTTTTATTTTCATGAAAAGGAAAGAACAGATTTGGGAGGCACCGCCCGGTGGGGGCGAAGCGGTCTTGAAAACCGTGGGTGTCGTGATGAGCGCATGGGGTTCGATTCCTCTGTCTCCCGCCAATTGGATGATGAACCGGACAGGCGGGCCGGGATCGTTTGCTAAACGAATGGAGGTGGCCTTGTGGTCATCTTGGGGATCGTGTCCTCCGTCATCCGCCATTTTCAAGCGTGTGAGGCTCCTGTTGGTTGTGGGGCGGCAGATTGTAGACCTGCTCATCAGAAACACCGTTGGTTCGATTCCAACCGCACGCACCAATTTTGCTTGGGTAGCCCAATGGCAGAGGCGGCAGGTTAAGGGCCTGTTCAGTGCGAGTTCGAGTCTCGCTCCAAGCACTAAAGGCCGTGGTAGTCCAATTGGCAGGAGACGCCTGCCTCAGAAGCAGGACAGTGTGGGTTCGAGTCCCACCTGCGGCACTAACCCTCTCTAGCCCAATTTGGTAGAGGCCCTGCGTTTAAGCCGCAGTAGTTCTCGGTTCGAGTCCGAGGGGAGGGACCTTTAGTCGGGCTAAAGAGTGGATGGGAAGGAAGGCTTGACTGTAAGGGTTGGTTTAGTGTAGGGAAGTGGGCATGTTGGTCGCCGCGCCTGTATGGGATGGAGTTGTGGATGGGATGAGGTTTCCTGTAGGGGAGGGAGGAGAGTTGGCGGCATATTTGTGGATGTTCGGCAACGGGAAGATGAAGAACGGTGGAGCGGACGAGATTACGCCGGATGATCGCTTCCGTTACTTCAAGCACGCGGTCAATCTTGTGTTCAACAACGAGGATTCGATCTGCCGAGTAGAATGGACGCCGTGGGTGGAGTGGATTGTGAGGGAGTTGATTGGGGACTGGTCGAAGAAGCGGTTTGTGGGGATCGCCGGGGCCTCGTCATGTGTTTCTGGAGACACGCGGATGCTTAATCCAATCACTGGTGAGAGCCCGACGATTCAAAGCCTGTGCGAAGCCAATCTGCGTCCATGGGTCCAGACGCTGAACGGGCCAGTGCTTGCAGACGTGCCCTACTTGAAAGGTCGTGCCGAGCTTTACGAGTTCCGGCTTTCCAATGGCGAGACGTTCAAATGCACGGCTGATCATCGCCTTTTAACTGAAGCGGGTTGGCAGCACGCCAAGCAAGCCAGCGCTGGTGATTGGCTCTACGGATACTCTGCTTGCCCTCCTTCGTCCAATTTGGACAGCGTCCCTTCAGTTCATGGGCAAGATGCTCTCCATTTGAGTCAAACAACTGGAGATTCTCAATACGGTTGTCATTCTTCACTCCATTTATGTGGTGAACAACTTCAGTCGGTAAGAGGAAGCGCCCGAGAGAATCTTCCATCACGAGGCGATGCTCAAAAATGTAGTGGGTATGCTTCCGGGCATTCGGGTGGCCCTTGCAGTGAATCATCACGTAGCCATTCTTGTCGATCAGACGCCCCTTCCACGCGTAGTGCCTTTCTCCATAGGTTGCTTTTGGGAATTCCTTATTTATCCCGTGTCGCCTCAAAAATTTCTTCACTTCCTCGCCTTTTGTTCCGACAGCCTCTCCAATCTCGGAAAGAGAGCAGCCATCTTCGCACATCTTCAAAACCTTCTCGGCATTCACATCGCAAGCAGCATAAGGATTGTGGCGTCGTCCTATCCGTGGCGTCTCGATTTGAGCCTTCTTTAATGCGTAATGAATTCTGTTTAGCGGGATTCCCATGCGATCCGAAACCAGTCGGGTGCTCTTCAGTTCTTGAAATAGCTCGACAATCCGCCGCTCCTTTTCCATGTCTGGCCGCGCTCCCTGCCGCTCTCGCTGGATTCCTTGACGACGCAATGACGAGTAGATGGCCGACTTACTTATCCCCGTCTCGCAGGAAAGAAGAGGAGCATTCCTGTGCTGCAAGTAGTGGTCAGCAATCATCCGGTCAATCTCAGGAGTTATTTTGTGATTCATCGGGATTGATGGTGCAGCTTGTTCAGGTGGAGTCAATCAAAAACCTTGGAGTCCATGACTTTTACGATCTAAACGTGCCGATTGAGCATCACTACTTTGCCGATGGGGCGATCCATCACAATAGCGGGAAGAGCCACACGGTGGCGTTGTATGGGTTGATGGCGTATTGGGCCAATCCTACGGAGACCTATTTCATTACGATGTCGACGACCAAGGACGCGGCGAGGACGCGTATTTGGAAGAGTATTACGCAGTTGTGGGGGCAGGCGTCGAGGATGGGGGCACCGGGCAAGCTGATTGACTCGAACGGCTATATCAAGGGACTGAGTAAAAAGCTGGAACTGGATCGGAACAGCGGAGTATTGCTTAAACCAGCGGGGAAGCTCAGCGATGACGCGTCGGCCGAGCTACTTGGGATCAAGAACCCGAACGTCATTGTGGCGGCGGACGAGATGAACCATCTGACGGACGGCATCCTGAAGACGGCGTATGAGAATATGACGTCCAATGACAGGATTCTGTTTGTGGGTATGGCTAACCCGGACAAGCTCACAGACCCGTTTGGGCAGCTTTGCGAGCCAAAGACAGGGTGGAAGAGCGTGACAGAGGAAGACACGCGCTGGGAGACCAACTACGGCCGCTGCATCCGGCTGAATGCCGAGCTGAGCCCGCGCATTCTGGAGCCTGACAAATACGGTCATTTGACATGGATGACCGATCAGGCGTATTGCGACCGGATTGCGGACGGGCGCGGTGGCCGCAAGTCGGCTGGCTACTACCGCTTCGTCAAGGCGTTCTGGTGTCCTGACGGGGCGTCGAACACGGTATATTCCGAGCTGGAGTTATTGGAGGCGTGCCAGCAGGAGGAGCCTGCATGGGACGCGGTGCCAGTGACGATCAGTTCGTTGGACGAGAGCTTCTCACGGGATGGTGACCAGTCGTTTGCGGCGGTAGCGCGGCTTGGCAAAGTGAGTGGCAGGGACCACATGCACGTTTGCGCGGAGGTTCCGATAGCGGAGGATACGACCATCAAAGATGTTCCGCACACGTTCCAGATTGCGCGTGGTTGGATCAAGCTGGCGGAGGATTTCGGGGTGAAGCCGCACCGGGCGATTCTGGACAACACGGGTGGGGGCACGGCATTCGGGCATATTGTGGACATGGAGTGGAGCCCTGCGGTGCAGAAGGTGAATTTCCAAGGCAAGGCATCGGATCGGACAATTGTGTTCCGCAACGAGGACTGCGGGTTCTACAACAAGAACAGCGAGATGTGGATTCAGCCCAAGGAATACATCCGGAGTGGGCAGATTACCGGGCTGAGCCGGGAGACGATGGCTGAGATGGTGGACCGGGAGTATCATCCGAAAGAAGGGCGCACGCTGCGGGTTGAGAGCAAGGAGGAGGCCCGGAAGCGGCTGAAAAAGAGCCCGGACAGGGCGGACGCGTTCAACATGCTGGTGGAAAAGGCCATCAGCTTGGGGGCATTCAAGAGCGAGGAAATTAAGAAGGTGAGCAAAATGGCGAACAAGGGCTGGGAGAAGGTTCGGCAGAAGCGGCAATTAACCACGACGTGTGGTCGGCGGCTTCGGTAATTGAAAGGTTGTCTTGACATTCATCGGAAATTAACAGAAACACCCTCAACCTCTAATCAGCCATGCAAAAACTATCCATTGCAGCCACGGGCGTTTATCTTGTTGATGTGGCTCCGGGCCGAACAATTCGTCTCGCAACGTCTGGGACGATAACAGCAACAATCAAGTATTTGACTGCTCCGGGCACCTATCAGGCATTTGCGACGCCATTGACGCTTGCTGGAGAGCAATCTGTGATTAATTGCGGAGCACACGGCGAATTAGCCATTGACGTCACGGCTGTCACACCAACGGCCATCGTGATTGCAAACGTCCTGCCTGCTTAATTTAGCCCGGCTAAACTTATGTCACTATTTGCCGAGAGCGAACAGTCGATGGACCAGCTTCAAACGCTGGACCCCGAAACACTTGAAGCCCCAAAGGAGCGTCTTGGATCACCCGAGGCGCTTCGTGGTACTTACGAGAAGCTCAAGGAAGAAGACGTGGACGGCTCGTTCAACCGCTCGTTGATTCAAGGGCAGATGGATTTTAGTCCTCCTCACGACGATAAGGAGTTGGAAAACAAAGGCCAAAGTGATCGTTTCAACATCACGACTGGGGAGGGACCGGCCATCAAGAATGAGGCGGTGGCAGCTTACATGGACATCTACACCACGCCCAAGGTTCTGGCTGACATTCCGCTCACGGCGGATGTGGATAAGACGATGGCTGACACGTGGAGCTTGGTCTTGGCTGAGGAATTCACCACGATGGACCGCAGTGACGACGCCTCGCTGCCGATGCATTTACAGCTTGCCGACACCTACGTCACGCACGGTGTGGCGGTGGCCTACTTCGACGACAAGAATACGATGCGCTACTCGGTGGCCGGGCTCGACCACTTCAAGTTCCCTCGTTCCATGGGCATCATCTCGTCGGATATGGGAGTAGTGACAGCTTTGGGCTTCTATGATGTAACCAAGCTCTACGCCAAGATCGAGGACGAGACCGAGGGATGGAACCCCGAGATGGTCAAGCGGGCAATCCTTCAGTCTACGGGTGATTCAAGCAACCGCGAGTGGGATGACTGGGAGCTAATCCAGCGCGACATCAAGGCCAACGAGGTTTATGTTGATACGATCTGCAAGCCCGTGGAGGTGGTGCATGGCTGGGTGAAGGAATTTGACGGCAAGATCAGCTACTACATCGCAGCCAAAAACGGCCTGTGTAGCCGTAACGAGGTAAAGGAGGACTTTCTGTTCAAGAGCCGTGGCTTCTTTGATTCGCCGGATCAGGCGCTCCAAATCTTCGCCTTTAGCGTTGGAAACGGCGGCAAGCTCTACACCGTACGAGGCTTGGGCTACCTCATTTACCAGCTCTGCAATGCGATGGACATCATGCACTGCAAGTTGTTGGATAACGCCCGCGTGGCCTCTTCCCTGATTGTCCAACCAGCCAGTGTTGAGGACATGCAGGATATGCAGCTCACCGACTTTGGAGGAGGCATTGCCATCCCACCGAACATGAAGATACCAGAGCAGCGGTTTGCCCAGAATCTGAACAACAGCCTAATCCCGGCGATCAACGAGAGTCGCAACATCCTGAACCGGGCGACAGGCGGCATGGCGAGTGGCAACATGTTGCTGCAACCAGAGCAGGACCGCCGCACCAAGCTGGAGGTCAGCTCGCAGCTCGACTACATTAACAAGCTTAACAGCTTTGCTATCAATTTGTTCTATGGCCCATACGACAAGATTATACGCGAAAAGGTGCGTAGGGCGTTCACGGTGCCACAAAAGGACAAGGCGGCCCGCAAGCGGGTGAATGAAATGAAAGCCCGCTGCATGTCGCGTGGTGTTCCGGAAGAGATTTTCAAGAAGATTGATATGAAGGCGGTCAAGGCGTCGCGGATTATTGGCACGGGCTCACGGAGCAGCCGGATCATGCTGATGGACCAGATGCAGCAGATGTATTCCACATGGGATGCTGTTGGGCGGAACAATTTCGAGTATGACTATCTCGTGGAACTGGTCGGGGCAGAGAAGGCCGAGCGCTACGCGGGCAAACCCAATGAGCAACGCCTTCCCTACGATCACAAGATCGCCAAACTGGAGAACTTTGAGATGCTGGAAGGCGATTACGTCGATCCGGTGGATGGCGAAAATCACATGGTCCATCTGCCGGTTCACATCGAAGAGCTTGAAGAAGGCCTACAAGGTGTGGACGAAGGTCAAATTGACATCATGGCGTGGACTATGGAGCATCAGATGGTGTACCGTCACTGTGTGGCCACTCTGGAAATGACCACGGTGCATGAGACGGTGCAACCAGAGCTCAACATGTATCACCAGAGGGTCCAACAGATCGGTGAGATTGTGGTAAATGGGCTAAAGATGATCAATAAGGCGGCACGAGAAGGCCAAGTTGCGGGTGGACAGGAAGCAGAGATGAGCGAGGAGCAGAAGGCACAGCAGAAGCTCCAGCAGGAGTTGCAAGCCAACGAGATGAAGCACCAGCAAAAGCTGCAACACGAGTTCCAGAACCACATGCTGAAGCTCCAGATGATCAAGGAGGCCGGGCAGCAAAAGATGATCATGCAGGCACAGGACGCGATGGGCAAGATTGCGAGCAAGGACGCAGAAGTGCGACAGCGCCTTGCCCGCCTGAGGGCATCGAGCATTTGATTTTATGGCACTACAACTAATCGATGGAGAGAAGTCGGCACTGCGGGAGGCGTTGATGCACCCGTCAGTCCAAAAGGCAATGGATGAGGCTTTACGCGCAGTTTGGCGCAAGAAACGCGGAGCCGAGACGCTTGAAGGCGCTGCCATGGCCTACAACCACCAATCCGGTGCCAGTGATTTCTTGGATGAACTGTTCGCTTTAGCTGAGCTAAAGATGGATTTCCAAGTTCCGATGAGAAAACTAAAGCACTGACACTATGAGCACAGCAACCGCAACACCAGAAGCACCGACACTGGCCCCGACAGACTGGGCCGATCCGACAGGCAAGGGGATTATGGAGGCCATGGACGAGTTCTTTGATGGACCGTCCACGCCAGCAACGCCCGCGCCAGAAGCCATCAGCGCCGCGCCCGATAAACCAGCGGAGACTCCGCCCGCCAGCGAGCCAGCAAAGACCCCTGAGACGCCAGTAGCGCCTGTTGACGAGCCAGTCCCTACCATCGACGAGGAATTCTTCTCCGACGAGCCAGAGACGCCTCCAGACGTCAAGGAAGAGGAAGTCAAGCCGGGTGAGTTTGATGAGAAGGCCTTCGACAAGGAGACAGAGGAATCAACCAAGGGCATGGAAGCCAAGGCGGGAGAGAAGTTCAAAGCCCTGCGGGCTGAGCTCAAGCAAGCCAAGCAGACGACCATCACACCGGACGTCCAGCAAAAGCTGGCTGATTTGGAGATTAAGGCACAGGAAGCCGAGGGGCTGCGAGCCCGCTTGGAAGAAGTGAGCTCCCAAAGCGCCAAACTCAAAGTGGAAGCCTCCGATGACTACGAACGTGAGATTGTTAACCCGGCTAAAGACATCTTCGCTAAAGCAGACGAACTGGCAGCGCTTTATGAGACGGACGCGACAATCCTCAAGGCGATCATCAAGGAGACTGACCGTAAGGTGCAGAACGAGCTGATTGCCGAACACCTCAAGGACTTCTCTGACTTCGACCGGAACGAAATCTACCTGATGACGAAGGATTTCAACGGTCTGGTCGCCAAGCGTGAGCGCATGATGGCCAACGCCGACAAGGAAATTGAGCGCCAGCAGGTGGCTCGCATCGAGCAGGAAAAGCAACTTCTGGCAGAGCAGCGCCGCGCCGTTCAAACCATCCAGAAGGACATTTGGTCCAAATACAAGGACATCATCCCCGGCCTGATGGAGGACGGTGAGGATACTCCTGAGTTCCGCAAGCTGATGGGCAAGGCGCTGTCGATTGACTTCGGCACGGCAAAGGCCCGTGATCAGGCCTACGCGGCATTTTCCGGCGTCGTGTTGCCGCATGTGGTAAAAGAGCTTGGGGAAATGCGCAAACGTCTGGCGGCCTACGAGAAGGGCGACGCCAAGAAACAACGCGCGGCCCCGCAGCCAAGTGGCTCAGTGAGCGCAACGCCCGCCACCCCGGCAGGCGAGCGGGACATTTTGGCTGAGTTTGCCAACATGGACTTCTCAAGGTAAAGATTTGAGGAATTTCAACTTCCTCAAAGAAAGTGGTTGACGCCCACGGGCGGATTGGG